ATACCATACGGGACCGAAGGTCTGGGACAGCACTGATAGTCCGCCGTCCTCCATCTCATCTAGGGTGGAATTGGATATACCTTCCCCTGCGATAGGAAGATAGACGTTCTCGTATAGATAAGCCATACCACCGAATATGCCACGGTTCATCTTGAACTTGTCTAGAGGCACGTTGTATAGCGTCTCAGTATCCATCACATGCTCTGCCCACTTCTCGTTGGTTAGAGAGCCAAGCTCATCTACCCATGGACGCTGGTAGAGGAAGTTGTTGATCGTATACTCTAGTAGAGCGTTGGCCTCTACCTTAGCTCTCTCCATCTTCCACAGCAGAGTCTTAAACTCAGAGTAATCGTCCCTGTAGGTGTAGTGATGGCACTCAGTCTTGTTGATGCTATCAAGTCCACGGGTGGGGAAGGTAGAAGATGTTACCACACCACTGAATACATGAGGAGAGTCTAAACTCTCGCAAGGACTCCACACATCGTCGTCAATGGAAGCGAACTCTAGCGTGCTTGGGTTTAGACCTAGCACAGAGTATCCATCCACGGAACTGTTCTTGAACGTAGGTTGGTTCCACCCTGTCCTATCGAACATCTCTCCCTGGTTTATGGCGTTTACAAGGTTTCTTCTTCGCTTGGCATTTCTACCCCCACCAATAGCAGCTACAGGTCCACTAAGATCCACATTTTGGTTGCGCGGGAACCCGATAGGGATACCTGCAAGACGCATGTCAAGACTCGATAGCTGGTATCCAGCGAAAGCGCCCTCGCTCATGAAGTCCTTGAACTCGTAGTTCACTCTAGGGCATAGGTTTACCTTGGTGAATAGGTAGTCTTGACCCACTAAGTCTACGTGTAGCCTCTGAATTGCCTTCGCTGGTATAAAGTCCTTGGTTGCTTTCAGAGCTTGAAAGAACTCTTCCCTACTGAACGAACCGAAGGTGAAGAAGCTATCAGTGAAGCTACCTGAGGAAATACTTAGGTCGAAGTGTGAACTCTTTCCAGACCACATTGGCATGTATTCAATCTTTTCCTGCTCGAACTCTGCGAATACATCAGCGTAGTTAGGAGGTAGTTCTAAGCTGCTTGTTAGAATTAACCATGCGTTGTTGTAATACTTCCCTGGTCTTTCTCCCTGGATAGTGTTGTCTAGGATAAACTCTTTCCAATCTAGAGCATACTGCTCAGGGACTCCCAGACAAATAACGCGATCCGTCAACCAGTCGATAAACTCAAAGGTAACATCGCAGTCCTTGTAGAAACGCTCGTCCTCGAAAGGAGGAACAACCATGGTGCGACCTCTGTATTTGAACCTGAACTGAAAAGGATCCCAGTCTGTAAACCTCTTTCCTCTGAGAGTGAATAGATGTGGGAACTGATGACACCCATCTAGCAATATGTTGTCTATAACATATCGGATGTTAAGGTCTGTGCTTTCAGTTGAGAACTCTCCTCTTGCGAACTGGGTAGCCTCTTGCTGATTCCATGTCTCGAAGCTGCGAACCTTAGACTCAGTGCGTAGGAGGTAGTATAGCTGGTTTGGGAGGTAGCTCTCGAAGAACTCTCCGTAGCTACTGTCGAAATCGAACTCTAGTGCAGGAAGGATTACACGTAGAAGTTCCTTGAGACCTTGCTTAGTTCCCTTGCCTTGTAGAAGTCTTAGGGACTCTCTCAACTGCCTTCTGTGAGAGTCTGAGTTGTTGGTGTATAGAGTCCACCCTATGCTGTCTGCTAGGTAAGGTAGTAGCTCGGCTGGGCACTCGTTGATTGAGTGTAGAGTCTCAAGAGAAACTATCTGATCGTCAATGTCGGATACAAGCCAGCTAAGAGCCCTGATGAACTTGGATAGGTTGCCTTCCTTCTGTTGAGTGAGAATCTGTGCTGCTGCTACAGGGTCTACTCCTAGTTGGGATACCACTAAGCGGGCGTCTGGCTGGCTGTAGGAGATGTTGAACTGCGCTCCAGGAGAATCGTAGTATGCCTCCAGACTATCTCTAACCCAAGTATCCTCAGACTGAGAGAAGTTTGTAGGGTGCAACAATCCGTTTATAGTTATAATCTTTTCAAGACCTTGAGTTCCACTGGTCCAAGTATCTGTTCCTGATGCAAATACCCCGTTGGCATAGAAGTTGTTCCATGTAGGTGATCCATGCTGAGTATTCCAAATGTATCTCTTGGCAACTTCTAGTGCATCACCTACACCTAAAGTCTTACCTTCCCATAGCTCTGCCAGGACAGCAGGTAGGTAGTCCTTGAAGTCCTCATGGTTTAGGACAAAGAACATACCTAGTGAGTTTAGCAAGTATGTATAAGTCTCTTCCTTAGTGTCACCATATACCTGTTGCGTAGTGGTTTGTATTTCTGGCGTTACTCCAGCAATACCACATCGAATGGTTGCTAGGAAAGTCTCTAGGAAGCTCTGAAACTCCTCCTTAGTCTGGTTGTCAGAAATGCTGTATCCCTGAGGCTTGAGAATCTCTAGGTCGAACTGCTCTGGTGTTACAAGCGTAGTCTCGTTCTGCTTGATGACATAGTTAGGAAGCTCTGTAAGAGTCTGACCATCCCATCCTAGCAGGGAGGCAATAGGCTCCACTGCGTGAACGTCGTAAATGTCATGGAAGTTATCAAGGATGTTAATATCACCAATGATAGCGACAGAGAACAAATCTGCCTGCTCATGTGTCTGATCCTTAATATCCTCTGCGAAGTAGTAGCTAGGGATTAGCTTCCTTATCGCATCGACATAGTTACGCTTGTAATAGGGCTTAGACATACTGGAAGTTCACGGTTAGGTTGTTTAGCTGTAGAATCTCGTTAAAGTCGAGTCGAACAGCATCCTTGTAATTGTCGATCACGGCTAGGCGTGCCTCTGGGACAACGTCGAATACGTGGCGACCAAGGTCATCAGGGTAGAAGGTTTCACCAAACTCTCGGTTGTCGATGTTGAAGTAGTCAAGGACAGCAGTCTTGATCTTGTTGGAAATGGTTGCTTCGTTTAACTCATACTTCTCGTCTAGTGATACAGATAGGACTACGTCCATCGTGCGAACAAGGCCATCTACAATAACTACTTCGTCAGTCATCATCTTGATGGGATCCATGGCCTGTAGCAAGGACTCCTTGAAAGTGATGGATGCTTTCTGTAGTTGAGTGTTGGATGCTCTTTCTAGCATATAGATGTCGATCACGTTTCCTGAGGAGAATGCTTTACGAGTAACTGCTGTTCCCTTTCCTGTTACACCTAGTGGGCTTGAGTAGGTATTAACGAAGGAGGTGTAGTCGTCGTTGGACACAAGACGGTTCTGCTGTCGGAAGACTAGCTTTCCATACCTCTTAGCATGTCGAACTGTCTCAGCGTCTGCGCCACCTGTGAAGGGAGTGGCGTTGACCACGCTAAGAACTTCTCCACCCTCTCCTGAGATCTCCTCGTTGATGTATGCAGACTTGGCGTTACCTCGCTCTCCACCACCCACACGATACATGATCTTGTAAGTAGCTCCTGCTGGTGGGAGAACTCCAGCCACACCATCACCGAAGTAGACCGTGGCAGTGAAGTTGTCATCGTATGCCATGGAGAATAATTTCTGGCTTGAAGAGGATGCAGTAAGTAAGGACTCCACTTCGTCATAGAAACCAGTTACAGATGGACCACCAGAAACGAAGACCTGAATAGATCCATCAATAACTGGTCCCTGTGTTAGGGTTATGTTCTTTAGAACATCTACGTCGGTGAAGGTCCCCTCGTCAATTGCGAACTGTCCCTCTACTAGAGCTAAGTTGCTCCAGTTCTTACCATCTGTAGCTCCTGTTCCATTGTCTGAATCTTCGTATAGAAGCTGTAGCTCTGCGTCAGATGTAGGTGCCTCAATAGCACCATCTCGAACTGAGTATAGAGTGTAGCTTACTACTTCACCATCTACAGGAGAGGTGGTTACGATGACCCTCTCAGAAGGAGGTATCGTGATTGAAGTTCCGCTAGTGATGATTGTGTCTGAGGTAAGAGTGACCGATGCTGCCGCTGAGGAAGGGCCACGCATACGAACACCAATAAGCTCTAGCAGCTTGCGGACGTTGTTAGGGTTGCGAGCAGTCTTCAAGTAACCTTCGTGAGCTAACATGTCAGCCTTCATACTCATTACTGCGCCCATGTATGCAACAAGCTCTATAAGCATGACACCTAGATCAGACTCAGCGAAGTTGTTGTAGTCTAGTGGGTATACAGCCTTTACATAATCAACTAGTGCCTGCTTCAATGTGTCGAAGTCGGTGGCGGCAAAGTCGATCTGATCAGACTTCTCATCCTCAAGGAACTTCACGAACTTCATGAAGTCTGAGCCAGCAGTTGTATAGGGGACGCTCATTTGGTAATGGTTATTAGTATCTGCTCATCGTCTTCACGTTCTTTCACAGTTAGACGAATGGTGATTTGATTGGAGCCATTGCTGGCCTCTGAAACTAAAGTGCGAAAGTCGATAACCTCTATGTTAGGTGCATACTCAGCGACCTGTTCAAGGATCTCATCCTTGATAGCTCTTAGTAGATCGGTAGTGATAGGCTCGAACAAGTAAGCATCCAGATCAACTCCAAAGTCTGGTAACATAACACGTTCGCCTGGAGCGGTCAGGAGAATCTGCGCCACTTGTGCTCTTATCATCTCCGCACCCTTGTTCTTGTTAGCGAATCGAGAGTTGTCGAACTTTACGGATAGCCCAGTGCGCTCCAGCTTAGTAGCGTCGGCAATCTTCTCTACGGTCCTAGGTGTGGCACTTCTGCCAAACAGTTGTGAACGTCTTGCTACCATATCAAACCTCTATGTTATCGAAGAACTCCTTATGTGCGTCGTAGTTGTGCTTGGCTTGTTCCTCACTCAGTCCTTTACGGTAGAACTTTAGACTACCTAAGTATCCGTTTAGACCACTGTAATGTCCACGGCTCTCACCCATGAATCCCATACCGTCTGTCCATCCTC